ACACTTCATGCCGTTTGCACATCATGTGTACGACAACTTCATTGAAGGGCGGCATCATAGGATTATTGCAGAGAAGCTCGAGCAAGTGGCGCAAGGTAAGCTAAAAAGACTTATTATTAACATGCCTCCTCGTCATTCTAAGTCTGAATTTGCCTCCTATCTCATGCCAGCATGGTTCTTGGGCCGTAATCCAAAGCTTAAAATCATTCAGGCCACGCATAATACGGAGCTTGCTGTACGTTTTGGTAGGAAAGTACGAGATTTAATAGACGATCCTCAATATAAGGAGGTTTTTCCAGACACGCACCTTAAAGAAGACAACAAAGGTGCGGGAAAATGGCAGACGAGTGTTGGTGGTGAGTACTTTGCGGCGGGTGTAGGAGCTGCGGTAACGGGTCGTGGTGCGGATTTGTTTGTTATTGATGACCCACACTCGGAGCAAGATGCTTTAAGTGAGACTGCATTTGATCATGCGTATGAATGGTACACTTCTGGACCTAGACAGAGGCTTCAGCCTGGTGGGTCAATCATAATTGTTATGACGAGGTGGGGGAAAAAAGACTTGACAGGCCGATTACTAGCCGCACAGGGCGCAGATGTTATGTCCGATCAGTGGGATGTGGTAGAGTTTCCAGCAATACTTCCATCAGACAACGCCTTATGGCCTGAGTTTTGGGAGAAGGATGCTTTACTATCCATTAAAGCTTCTCTTCCAGTAGCTAAATGGTCAGCGCAGTGGCAACAACAACCGACCACTTCACAGGGTGCGATCGTGAAGAAAGAGTGGTGGCAGCCGTGGGAGAAAGAAAAGATACCTCCTTTGAAGTATGTTTTACAGGCATATGACACAGCATTTTCGAAAAAAGAAACTGCGGACTATTCAGCGATCACAACTTGGGGTATATTCAACCCAGAAGAAGGCGGACCAGACAACATAATTCTACTGGATGCCAAGCGAGGGCGTTGGAATTTTCCAGAACTAAAGGAAGTTGCGTTTGATGAGCATGAGTATTGGGAACCCGATATGGTATTGATAGAAGCGAAAGCTACGGGTACTCCTTTGATACAAGAGTTGCGGCTTCGAGGCATACCAGCCTTGGGATTTGCACCTGGAAGAGGCACGGATAAGATAACTCGTATGCACATGGTTGCACCAATGTTCGAAGCTGGTGTAGTATGGGCACCAACGGACAAGAAGTTTACAGACGAAGTGATAGAAGAGGTTGCGTCATTTCCTAATGGTGATCATGATGACTTTTGTGATAGTATGACGTTAGCTATAATGAGATTCCGGCAAGGGGGATTTGTTTCTCTTGCAGGAGAAGACATAGAAGAAGATTATTACCCTCAGAAAAGGGAGTACTACTAATGGCACTACCACCACAACCAATGGGATCAATTGTAGATTCAGGCCTTATGCAAGGTGGACCACAAGAAGAAATGTTGGGACAACAAGTTGAAGTAATGGCACCGGAAGAGTTTGAAGGTGGGGCAGAAGTTATTCCAGACGGAGAAGGTGGAGCTATTGTTCAAGCTATTGCGGAAGCAACCGGCATGGACATAAACGATATGATCGAGCATGACTCTAATCTAGCCGAGTATCTAGATGAAGAGGTCCTTAAAGAAATCTCTATGGATCTTAGAGCGTCGTTTGAAGATGACTTACAATCAAGAGATTCTTGGGAAGAGACATATACTAAAGGATTAGATCTATTGGGTGTTGGGAGCACTGATCGTTCTGTTCCGTTTGAAGGAGCCTCTGGAGTAACACATCCGTTGATCGCTGAGTCGGTCACTCAGTTCCAAGCACAAGCGTATAAAGAATTACTGCCTTCTGGTGGCCCTGTGAAAACGAAAGTCATTGGTCTTTCGAACCCAGAGACTGAGGGTCAAGCTACTCGTGTCAAGAACTTTATGAATTATTTAATAATGGAGAAGATGGAAGAGTTTGATCCAGACATGGACCAGATGTTGTTTTACTTACCGCTATCTGGTTCCACGTTTAAGAAGGTTTACTATGACGAAGCCAAGGGTCGCCCTGTATCTAAGTTTGTTGCGGCACAAGATGTAGTGGTTCCCTACACTGCTACTGATTTGGTTACTGCACCACGGATAGCCCATGTTTTAAAGATGACAGACAATGAAGTTAGAAAACTTCAAGTTGGTGGTATGTATCGAGACATTGAGCTAGGAGAACCAGGTGATACCGAGGAAGATACCGTTGAGCAAAAGGTAGATGAGCTTCAAGGGATTTCAAGAACATATAAAGACGAGATACGGAACATTTTAGAGATACACTCTGTTATGGAGATAGAAGGTTTTGAAGACAAGGACGAGCAAGGAGAGCTCACAGGGATAAAACTTCCATACATCGTAACGATAGATAGAAGTAAGGGTGATGTGTTAGCTATCCGCAAGAACTATGCGGAGAACGATCCTTTAAAACAAACGATTCAATATTTTGTACATTATAAGTTCATGCCTGGGTTAGGCTTCTACGGTTTTGGTTTAACTCACATGATTGGGGGTCTTGGACGTGCTGCGACTAGCATCCTACGTCAGCTTATTGACGCTGGGACGTTGGCTAATTTACCAGCGGGATTCAAGGCTAGAGGTGTAAGGGTCCGTAATTCGGATGAACCGTTACAACCGGGCGAATGGCGGGATATAGATGTACCAGGTGGTGACATAAGGAGTGCGATTACTCCGTTGCCATACAAGGAACCTTCTGGGACTTTAGCCCAGCTCCTTGGGGTTTTGATTGAGGGAGGCCGAAGATTTATTTCTTTAGCTGACGAACAGGTCAACAACATGAACCAAGAGACACCAGTAGGCACGACTGTTGCTATGCTGGAACGTGGCATGAAGGTGATGTCAGCAATACACAAGAGACTACACTACGCTCAAAAAACAGAGTTCCGTTTGCTGGCAACTATCTTTTCGGAGAACATGCCTGCTGAATATCCTTATGAGGTAGCGGGAGCTCCTCAGTCTATTAAGGCGGAAGACTTTGATGGAAGAGTAGATGTGATACCAGTCTCGGATCCAAACATCTTTTCAATGGCGCAGAGAGTTACTCTAGCGCAGTCTCAGCTTCAATTGGCTCAGACTAATCCTCAGATCCATAACATATACGCAGCGTATAAAAGAATGTATCAGGCTCTTGAGGTTCAGAACATTGACGAGATCTTACCTCCTATCCCGGAACCCAAGCCGTTAGGTCCTGCGGTAGAGAACGCCAGAGCCCTGATGGGAGAACTGTTGCAAGCGTTTGAAGATCAAGATCACGAAACACATATTGCTATACATCTGATGTTTCTTAAAACACCGTTAGTAATAACTTCTCCCCAAGTTCAAGGAACTTTCTACGCTCACGTCCAAGAGCACATCTCAATGAAAGCAAAACAGATGGTGGAAGAAGAATTGCAAACCTTGATGCAGTCTGTGCAGATGAATGTGCAAGCTGGAGGAGTAGATCCTGCTATGGCTCAACAAAAGATCCAAGAGGTTCAACAACAGATGCAAGTACCAGGAGAGATGGATAAACTTATCGCTATGCAGGAACTTCAACTGATGGAGAAATATCTACCTGATATGATGCCTCCTCCCGCAGATCCAATGGCAGATCCATTAGTTCAAATACGAATGCAAGAGCTGGGGATCAAACAAGAGACTGAGCAACGCAAGGCTATGACGGATCAAGCAGATCTTATGTTGGAGACAGAGAAACTACAACAGAAAGCTGTGACTGACTCAGCAAGGTTAGAACTACAAGAAGAAATTGCTGGGGACAGAAACGAAGTCAATCGAGAGAGAATAGATGTACAAAAGCAGGCAGTGGATCAGAGAGCAGAGACTGCAGCAACTCGAAGTCGTAGAGGTTTTGAACCGTGAAAAAAACATTACCCAGTGTTTTAGTTCTGTGTATACTTTTATCTGGGTGTAGTAATTTAAGTTGCAAGGCCTTCTCGTTAGAGAACCTTTGTTCCTGGGGGGACAAATGATAGTTAAGAAAAAAACATTACTTATTTGGCTCATCATAGCTTTTTGTGTAGTTTCTTATTTACTCTTTGCAACTATAACACATGCCGCTGATAGCAATACCGTTTCCAGTACTGTGGTTACAGATAAGTCTGTCCCTACCGCAAGCGCACCCTCTGTTGTAGT